TAATGGCACAATACTATGTTGAGGTTCGTGTGGACTTCTCTGGCTACCTTGAAGCAGAGAACGAAGACGAAGCAGAGCAGATGGCGTTCACCGCTTGGGGTGAGGAACTTGGCTATGACGGAGTTTACTCTGTTGAGGTCGAACTAGCAATGGAAGATGAAGAGGAAGAGGAAGACTAGTGGACGAGCAAGCACAAGAAATTATGGAAGCGTTGAAAGACTACTACGCAAACCCTGAGCAGTATTCATTCGCAGACCTTGAAGAGATTTTTCAAGACCGAGACCCATTTGAATTCCTATAACTAGGACCCTTCGGGGTGCGCCCCCACCCTCTGACATTGTACAAATAAAGATCAAAATACCTTTACGAACCTATTGACTTTTTCCCAGTTTTCTGAGATAATTGAACGTAACCCTAAGAGAGGCATTCATGCAAGTATATGCAGACAAGAAACCTAAAGTATCTGAAGTAACATCATGGACCAGGTTCTTTCACAGTAATGGTATATCAGTGTATGAGGCTGATAACTTTTATGACTATTATAAAGTGGTACCGTCGGACGGTAGACCTAAGTACTTCTTTGGTGAGGCAGCATGGATGAATGCCCAACGGTATGCAGTTGACCTGATCGGGTTGGCAGGCTACTCTATCTTCAAATAATCATTACGAAGGTATTGACAAATTCCCCAGTTTTTGAGATAATATATATAACCCTAAACAGAAAGGTTCCAAATGGGAACTCGTGGACTAACTAAAGTAATTGACAAAGACAACATCATCAAGGTAGCACAATACGGACAATGGGACCACTATCCAGAGGGTCAAGGTGTCAAGATTCTATCTATCCTTACTACTGACCACTATGCTGTAGAAGAGTTGGAACTAGCACTAGACAAGTGTTACTTTACTACCGAGGCAGAGCGTGAAGCAATTTATGCTGACTACAATTCTCGCTACCCCGATTCAACACACATGAAGAAATTTAGTTCAATGGTTCCTAGTCTTAGTAGAGATACCTGTGGCGACATTCTCAATGTGGTTCGTTGGTCTGCTGGACCTGTTCCACTTATGGACGAATCAGAATTTGAGTTTGACGAATTGTTTTGCGAGGGTGTCTATACTGTAAACTATAACACTAATAAGTTTATTAGTAACTTTGGTGGACTAACCGTAGAGTTTGAGTTGGATAAGTTGCCTAATCAGCAAGACTATCTGCAGGCGTTTATCAAAGCCAGGGCAGAGAAAGATCTTGCCGAGGGTATTGACAACAACAGCGTTTTAGTATAAAATAGAATAACCCTAAGAGAAAGAAACCCCATGCACGTATTACAGTGGATTGCCATAGAGGCAGACGAAGAAGATACTAAACACGATGTCTTGCTTTCAGTGCAAGGCAACCTTGAGGACATGCTAAACCCTGACTATCAGAACGGTTGGTTCGACTGGTTTGTTGCAGGTGGCGGACGTTGGAACGTTGGCAATGAAGATGACTTTGAGGAAGCCTACAAAGAGGGCAAGACCAATATGATTATTCATGCTGGCACTGACCTAGACGGTTTCAAGGAACGTATCGCTACCTCGCTGGAAGCACGTAAGGCAGAGTTTGACCGCTACGCTAGTGAGGCAAAGCCAGAGTTGCTTGAAAAGGTAATTGCTGGATACAATCCTAATCAAACTGATTACTCATATTTCAGTGACCTATACTCTATCAAGAAGGTTATTGATATGGCGTTTGGTGAGTGGGATTTCAACTCATACTTCTTTGACCTAAGCAATGAGACTACCAATCCAGAATATGTCCTAAAGGGTATTGACAAGAACCCAAATGTATGGTATCTTGTTCCTGTAGACTTTCACTTCTAAGATAGGAACCCCAATGAGCAAATTCTATACCTACGACGCTTGGGTAGATACCTTCAAGCCAATCAAGAATACCACTAGCAAGTATCCTGACGAAAGCCTTATTCATTTTGAGACTTATGGCGAAGAGTATGACGCTGTGCTAAAAGCAAACGAAATCAATCCTAAGATTGTTTGGACTGAAGTAGACGGTGACGAGGGTAGTTACATTGTCGCTGGTTGGCACTATGTAAATCGTATCCACTACTACATTACCGAGAACCCTTGGGAAGATGAATGGACAGAGGTTCCTACTTGGATGGAACGCCAGTGTGATTGCCAAGATGATGCTGAAGAGGGTGTCTATTGCGAAGAGTGTGAAGAGCGTGAGGGTTACATTGCTATCCCTTGCGATACCGTCGAAGACCTCAAGCAGATTTATGGAGAAGACAATGCAGACATCATTGCGTAACAAGAATGCAGGCAGGACCGAGATTGACTACGACCTTAATATCTTCATGCAAGAGATTCAAGATAATCTAGGTGACTGGTACTACGACCCTACGTCATGGATGATTCACGTGTACGAGGTGGATGACAATGGTCACCACGAGGTAGCGGAGGCAAGGTCCCTCACCATCGAAGAGATTCGTGCACTAGCATTGAACAACGACTCATACTTTGAAGGTGGGGATGCATGGTACGGCATGGCTGGGTACCTACAGACGTACTGGGACGTATTGCCAGACAGTCTGAAGATGTATCTAGAATCATTCCCCAAGTACAAAGATTAACTTAATAGACTTCCCTGGTTGAGCCTCGCTCCTAGGGAACGTAGTACGGAAATAGTTAAGGGGTTGACTATCGTACTACACAGGGGGCAGGTTAGGAGTTACCTTTCTACTCTTGACTTGCCCCCTCACCTTTGGTATAATGAAACGGTATAACTGAATAGGAAACCAAATGAGAAGAAGAATAACCACAGACGAAGAAAAGGTTGTAAATGTTATCGCAAAACTTATCGGGCATTTATCCATTGACCTTGACAGAATTGGCGAACACCTTGCTCGGTCAGCACCAACCGTAATTTACAATCGGTTTATGATTATCGCAGAGGCAGCCAAAGCAGAGAAAGAAAAGAGAAACAGTGGAACAGACACCATTCACTACGAGATGTAGAATCCTAGCAGACCTATGGATGGACTACAGGGACGAGGTAGAGTTCAAAGACTTTATCGACTACAACGATCTCGGTCTTCCACTGGCTTACGCTATCTCGGAGGGTATCGTAGAGAAGTCAGACATTGCTAGCAACTTTATCAATGAAGCATTCGACATCCTACTATCCGCACTAGGTGTACAAGACACAGGATATGAAACACTAGAAGATTTGCTTGACAAATAGAATAGATTGTGAGATAATCAGAGTATGGAAAATAAAGTAGACTACACATTCACCAGAGAGCAAGTAGAAAATTCTGTTGGTCAGCCTTTGACAGACAAGCAGTGGGAAGTTATGGCTTCAGATTTGGAAGACGCTCTCAATTACTATCTGTATGACGAGATAACTCGTATTTGGGAAGACATTGACTATCTTGTTGAGCAAGACAGCAAGTTTGACTAAATAACTTAGGACATTCCCTACATGGGGGTGTCCTGGGTGCGCACACATCTCCCCAAATGTCAATACCCAAATTCATAACAATTGTATTACGATCCTCAAATAATTTTTCCCAGAAATAAAGATTACGATCGTATAACATTTTTCCCCAATTTGTCAAATATCAAAATAAGATTACGATCATTGTTTATTTTTCCCCAAATCATGCATATCTTTATATAATCTATTTGATATGTATGTCAAGGTTAACCCATCTAACGTTGACATAGTATATAGGGTTGTCAAGGTTATATATACTATAGGTATTACGATCCTTCTTTACATACCCCCCGAAGGGCTGGCGAAGCCAGGGTAGACATTACGATCCCTGATACAAATCCCCCTAGTATATAAAACACCCCTATATAAAATACATTACGAACTGTGGATAAGTTTTCCCAAATTGTGGATAACTTTTGCTAAAAAAGATTACGAAACATCCATATTTTTCCACAAATTGGGGATATTTTTATATAAAAAATACTTGACAAATCAAGGATATTGTGCATATTTGGATATAACAATTTGGTAAAAAGGGTTGACAGATAGGAGGATTTGGTGTAAAATGGATTACGAACGCCCTTATATTGAGGCTCCATTACCCAAATACTTTTATCCAATCCTTCTCTCTGATGTCAACAAATACAATCAGTAATATTTATCTGTGGATAAGTCTGTGGATAACTTGTTAAAATCAGGGATATTCTGTGTATAAATCTGTTAATAACTTATCTCAAATATGAGCCTATAAAAGCACATACAAAAACTATCAAGGCTAACGCAAGTATTTCCATTATGTATTCTTACTAGGGTTATATTGTACTAGGGGTATTACGATCACTTCTTATCTACCCCCGAAAAATTGAGCAACCTCAATAAGTTTACAGTCTGCTACATCTACCTCTATAAACTGTTCTCCCTTAGTGTAGATGGTGTCTTTAGTAATAATCTTGGCTTTAGAAAGTACCTCGCCAGGAACGATGAAGGCATGAGTTCTCTCATGGTTGAAGGTTACAAACGATACTGACTCTGGGTCTTTAAGAAACTTCTGCTTCCTACCTGAGTAGTGTAGTGTCCTGTAATTGAAGGTTGGACCACGCCAGTTATGCTTGACCTCTACCTCAAATTCACGGTTATCACCATTAAGATTAGTAGACAATACGTCAATGCCGTACTGGTCTGGATTTATCTTTGCATCCCACCCCCTAGCCAAAAGTATCTCTATGAACAGGTCTTTGGCGTTATCGTCTGATGCGTAAAGGTCTTGACTAAAAGGCTTATTCGCCATTGCTTATATCCCTAAAGATCTTTGGTGGATGTATTTCTTCTTCTGGTTCTTCTTCTAATAGTTCGTCAATGTCTAGGGGTCTTCCCATGATACCGCCCTTAGTCTGCGTAGTAGGTATAGTGGGCATCGCCAAAGCAGATGGTGCAGTCTGGGTTACCCTCTTCAAGGTCGTCATCGTCTTCTGGGTTACACTCTGGACATGAGGTGTACATAGATGTTTGAATCCACTGCGAAGAATCATCTGACTCCCATGCCTTCTCAGACACTAGCCATTCCTCTTCATGCCAGCAGCAGTTGCTAGGTGAGAACTCTAGGAATCCTGGAGAGATGTGATTGTTCTCACAGGTTGAGTGTGCAGTCCAAACAAACTTAGGGTCAATAGCCTTTACGATCTCACGGTTCTCGTCCGTAACTTCGTAGTGCTTAGGAGCATACTCCTTGATGAAGTCATCGTATGCATCTTGTAGGTCGTCTTCGTCGAAATCTGGCATTGCATCTCCTTTGTTTGTAGTTCAATTATACTCCTAATACCCTCGCAAGTCAAGCATTTATGCTATAATTTATCTATGGCTGGAAAGAAAACTGCATCTACACGTAACTCAGATCGTACCAATGGCAAGGCTTCCAAGAAGCGTCCTAAGATATTTGATCCTCAGAAGCGTCGTTTAGTAACTCTGTAATATTTATAGGCTTATACTGGTGTTTCACTAGGTCAATAACAGCCTTTTTATTCTTTAACTTAGACTGTTCAATAAGTTCAACAACCCTATCGTTCTCGTTCAATTCTCCCATCATAGAAGAGACCTTGATGTAGAGTCTAAGGTCTGGATAAATCTTGAACGCAAGCCATTCCCTAAACTGTTCAATTCTCATACTGATTATTTCTCCCATCCGACAGGCTCCTTGTCTGTAACGTGGTTCTCAACAACTTGAACGAGTTCTTTCCTGGTGTAAGGATCTTCCTTTAGCCAGTCAACATCGTGGATGTGTTTGTTAAGAAGGTCAATGATTTGCTTGTGGTTTTCTATCATGCCAGCCTCATGTCCATGTTTCCATCCAAGGTCATAGCCCTTTTGAACTAGGCGTAATCGCCATTTGAATATATTAAGAAATTTGTTCATTAGCAACACCCTGCATCTGGAAATACCATCACGGAAAACAAAGAGCCAGGATCAAAATCACAGGCATAGACAAGGCTAGGCTCAGGAAGATCAGTTCTAAGACTATCTGCATTATATTCTTCATCGTCGATCTGCTCCTGACGGTATTCGTTCCATTTATCCTGTGGGTCTCCATCGGTAATAATGAGCAGTGAGCCACCGCTATGCCAATTAGTAGTTATACCACCGATGTCTTGATAGATATAAGTCTTCACTTGCTCTCCTTGTTAATGCCATAGATAATAGCCTCTGAGATAGCCTCAAGGTCTTCAAAGGTTACGTCTCTTTGCATGGCTCTAATTTGTCCAGTCTTAGCGTATTCCTTGGCTCCGCTCACCCTATCTTTAATTAAACTAATGATACGCTCACGTTCCTGTCGCTTTACAATACCGATAAACTCATTGATAGCAATGTGGTCAGACTTACTGACACTTGCATCTAGGACTAGCATATCGCTCTCTACTTTGATCACTTGTTCTCTCCCTTGATAAACGCATACTTAATACGCATAAAATTATTCTTTACATACCTCAACCACCACATACTGAATGGTGTTACTTTGTGCTGCTTACAGCGGTGTGCCCTGCAACTCGGACAACCAATCTTGGGCATTATGCAACCTGCTTGTGAGTAACCCAATAGTACTGGCACTTGTCGCAACATGGCTCATTGTTTTTCGATTCGACGGCGGTAGCGAATTCAAAGTAATATTCTGGGTCTTTGCGATATAGGTTTGCTTTGTGTGTAGTTGTCACACGTGCCATAACCTTTTTGTCGTCCATCCAGAAGGGCATACCATAACCCCAGTCCTGATACTTACGCTCGTTAAGTTCGTTGAGATTACGAAGATTGTTCTCTGTCTTGATGCCACGCTTGTCAGCCTCTTCAATCATGACCATAGCGTATTGAAATAGACCCATCTCAAAACCACGCCACATCTTGACAGCAGGATGATTACGCCATCCAGCATGAGGATCGTCGTTTGATAGAACATTGAGGATTTGGTAGCACTCCAGGATTTGCTTATTAAGTCGCTTATTGTCTAATGCCTGGGCAGTGTGATAGAAAGATTTGAATGGCATGAAAGTTTGCATGTTTGTCCTTTGTTTAACGGAAACTTTATATATACAGTATACAGGGGATACTAGAGAATGTCAAGCCTTTGGCTTGTATTTGTTCTCTTATTTACCGCCGAACTTTATTGTATATTATTCTTAACAGTGATTATGCCTTGTGCCAACGCCGAGAACTTACTGCAGCCATCGTGCTCACATGCATCGTCAGCCAGATAGTCTTCACATACTTGCTGGTCTAATAGTTTAATTACTGTCTCAAGTGCAGCCCGAAAGCCCTTGTTATATTCTGCCTTGCCGATCTGCTCAAAGTCAGATAGACGCATGTTTGCTAGATTGTTGATGTCCATAATACTCCTTAGTTAGGGAACTTCTTCATCCAAGACCTTGTTGTCTCAGTGATGCCGTGCCACGCTGACCAGTCCTTGCCACCGTTAGACATGTGGAATGCAATCTTAGCATTCGTGTATGGGTCAAATAGTTCTTTGTTATTCTTTAGGTCAAACTGCTTAAGTCGTGCTGGTCCAAGAGAACCAATCATGTTGATCTGGAATAGACCGTATGAGTTGTCTCCTGTGTTGCTGTTACGATTGTGTGCCATTGGTCTGCCTGTTGATTCCTTCATGGCAGTAGCCCATGCCTTCTTCAAGCCTTCTCCTCGGAACCCCACCTCGTGCAGGATATCCTTTAGTTCGTGTGGCTTTAGCATTGTCTTCTTAGTGTAAACAATCTTAGTAGGCTTTAGAAGTTCCAACGTATCGTCTGGCTTAACAGTGACAACTGTGCTGACAGCAGGTGCTGCCTGGACTGGATTAGCAATTGATAGTGGCATTACGAACAGGGCAATAATTATCTGGGATTTATACTTATTATTCATCCTATAATTATACCATTCAACCTATACCCATGTCTACCCCAAATGCTATAATGGTATCATGTCAAAGTTTAGATACCTTATTTTCCCAGATAGAACTTATACTATTAAGTATGAGGACTTTGACTATGACATTACTGGGGAAGAGATTATAGCCTCATTTAGACGTGGAGCATACCTAGAGGAAATGTTTAAAGATCTTGATATGAAAAATCTGGATACGCAGGATCGTTCTGAGGGAACTGCTCCTGGCACGAGTGACAGTAGTGAGTAGGTCTAAATCCCTTTGGCATACCGCCCAGCACAATGCCATCAGTCTTAGCCATTTCAATTAGTTTTGGTGTTGGATAACCATAGATAACATTTACTAGGTCTCCATTACATATTGGACAATTATTCATATATCTATTATAACAGAAAACAGCGGTATAATAATAAGATGGACTCAGAAGAGATTCTTCGTGAACTAACCAAACTAATCAATGTTATTGGTCCTGCTGGTGAGCAGGTATTTGATCTTGCTGTTGCTTATCAGAGAATTCTTTTCTTTGAAAAGTTCCGTGCCTTGCTTGCACAAAAAGATTTGGCTAATGACCAGATTGCTCTAGATGTTCTTAACTGGGCATATCAGTTGTTATCAGAATAATTGCTGTATAATAGTAGTATGACTACTCACGCACTCGTAACCCTTAGCAGTTCTACTGCTACTAGGCTTACCCCAGCAGTTCTACACTCTGGCATGGATATCACAATCCAAAACGTTCACGCTTCTGCATATGTTTATCTTGGTGGAGAGGGCGTTACGTCTTCAAATTACGGATATCGTATTGCCCCTGGACACGCAATCTCTTGGGAACTCCCTGGAAAAGATGCCATGTATGCAATTACAGACACTAACAATTCTCAAATTGCTGTAATGAAAACTAATCTTGAGAGTGGTAGTTAATGTCTAGGTTTACCAATCACACTGATGGAACTCCTGGTCCAGAGGGTCCTGCTGGTCCTGCTGGCAGTGCAGCATCTCTTTACTACGGGTCATTCTTTGATGAACTACAACAAGATGCAGGTCAAGATACCATTCAAGCAATGAGACTAAGAACTACTGACTTTGCCAACGGTATCTCAATTGCTGGAACCAATAATACTAGGATTACCATGGGGCACACTGGCAAATATAACATTGCCTTTTCTGCTCAACTTCATCAGACAAACAGTTCTTCTATTGTAAACATCTGGCTTGCTAAAAATGGAACTGCTATGGCTTGGACAAATACTAAAGCATCTATTACTGCTAACAATCCTTATTATGTTGCTGCCTGGAATTTCTTTGTTGACGCTACCGCTGGAGATTACTACGAAATTATGTGGTCATCTAACAGCGATCACACAGTTTTGGAAGTTCTTGCCCCTACTGGCACTGGTGCTAACCTACACCCTGCCGTTCCTTCTGTTATTGCAACCGTAAACCAAGTGGGATAACATGGACTTGGTCTATGTGTGTCGCAAAGGCGAGAATGAGGAACTTAGATATTCATTACGATCCATTGAAAAATTTTCCCCGAATTATCGTGTCTGGGTAGTTGGATACAAACCATCTTGGTATACTGGAAACTTTATGCCAGTAGAGGATACGTCTGGTAAATTTAATAACATTAGGCTTGCCCTGCTTGCTGTATGCGAAAACCCAGAAATATCTGAAGACTTTGTGTTTATGAATGACGACTTTTTTCTTATCAAACCTATTAACAAGTTTATTAATTATAATGGTGGATTGCTTACAGATAAGATTAATCGATACCGCCAAATAAATCCTACATCATCATACGTGATTGCACTAAAAAAGACGCTAGAGCATTTAAAAAGATCTGGTATCAAGAACCCGATTGATTACGATATTCACGTGCCAATGATATTTAATAAAACAAAATTACGTGAGGTTGCTTATCTGCAAGTTCAGCCTAGGTCTTTATATGGCAACCTTTATAACATAGCGTCAGAGACGATCAGGGACGTTAAGAAGTACTCTAGCACAAGTTATATGAGTTCCCTGTCTTATGCTGGAACCGAGTATCCATTTATATCTACCGAAGATAAGTCTTTTGCTGAAGTGAAGCAAACTATCCTAGGTAGCATGTTTCCCAATCCTTCTAGGTATGAGCACCCCTAGTAGGAATCGAACCTACGACGAACAGATTAGAAGTCTGACACTCTATCCACTGAGTTATAGGGGCTGATGGGTAATTACTTACCCTTGTTCTCTTCCTTAAACTTACGAAGACGGTTACAGTTAGCACACAAAAACTTTAGTTGTGTAATCTGTCGCTTTGCCTCTTCAAAAGTCTCTTGGTCAATTACAGACTTTACGATCTGATCTTCCAGGCTCTCGTCAAAGAAGTCCATCTGGCTGTGGTGTAGGTATTGGCTACAACCAATACATGGACGCTTAATCTTATAGTTCTCAATGTAAGTGATTGTCTTATCTTTATAAAAACTGTTTGATGGCATTTTAACTTCCTTTACTGAATAGTCTGTAGTGTCTTTAAGGTAGTATGCTACAGTACCTTTGGAGCAACCAAGTTCTTGGCTAATCTCTCCATATGTTTTTCCTTCTGCTCTTAGGCGAAGGATGTCTTGCTTGTAACTCATTCGTACTCTTTTCTATAAATTATTTAGTCAACCATTTAACTAGTTCTGGGTTGTCTTGCAGAATCATCATGAAGGCATTTTCATAAATGCCAATGAAGTGGTGTTCCCACTCTTCGTAATCCGCCTTCTTCTTTGGCTTTGTAGTTCCCTCAAAAATCATACGAGCGGAATGCAGAATCTCATGAACCATTGTCACTCTCTGCTTGCTCTCACTAACATCTGCAGCGATTACGATCAAGTTTCCTTGGTCTAGGGTGTAGCCATATGAGTTATCGTTTAACATGCCGTCTTCACGAGTATCACGAAACTCTATAGAGAATACTTGTGGACCAATTTTAACTGAGTCAATCATAGTCTTTCCTTTATCAGATTGTCTATCTTCTTATTCAGGTCATATATCGAACCGTCATTAACAATTGTAGCATCAAATGCAAAGTTGTCAAGGGCTGTTTCGGAAGAATGTCCATTTACCGCCCCAATACCAGGCTTAACTATCCTGATAATGATTCCTTCCCTATTCTTAATAGCCCTGTATTCATTGGGATATCTAACATCGGTTAGCACCACCTTATCAAATTTGCCAACGCCCTTCATAGCCTGGTTTACCCAGAAATCTGGACCAAACATCTCACGACCCACCTCTGTGCCAAGAATCTGCAAAAGCCTCCTGGTTTCTGGAGAGATCTTTTTTACTTCTTCCCAACCCATACTATCTACTGGAGATTGTAGGTGGACAGCACGAAACTCTCCAACCTCAACCAATGGATTAAGTCTATACAATGCCTGTCTAATTGGGTCCGCAAATGCCACCCTACGAAAGTCGTAGTTCTTAATTAGGTGGCTTGCTACTGTATCCTTGCCTGTTTGTGCATATCCGCTAAGACCAATGATCATGAGTGCAACGCCTTAAACGTTTGTGGAAATGCTCCATGTGCTAGATCTTTAACAGCGAGAGCATAGTCCTGAATCTCTTTTTGTGCATCATGTTCTAGCCTCTGCTCAAGAAATGTCATTACTCCCTGCAGCGATACAGTCCAACGCCAACGTACATACATACTGTATGCAGGCAGGAATAGACGAGCAATCTCTGGTGCCACATTATCTTTCATAGCATCTTGATATAGGCGTGTTCCCTCGTTAATGATGTCATTTAGTTTGTTTGTATAGTATGCACCAATAGAGTAGTGAATTGGCTCACCGCTACCCTGCTTGCTATTCTCTGGCTTACTACGCCAAGATGAAGCACTAGGGACGTAGAACTGTTCGTCTTCCGTGACGTATCTACGAGAAGATTCATTCCAGCCGTTCTGGTCGTCTACGTGTGTTGAAGAGACTGCATACTTCCACCATTGTCTTGCAACGAAGAGTGGTGCATAGACTTCAAAGGTAAGTGCTGCATGGCGGAATGGCGACGTGTGCCCTTCACGAAGTAGGAAGCCAATAAGTTTCTCGTCTTTGGTGGTAAATTCTTCAGACTCTTTATCGTACGATACACGAGCAGCGTTAACGACAGATAGATCGTTACCAAGAGTATCAACAAGACGTACATAACCGTTATCCAATACATTAATTTGATTCATCTTTATTCTTTTCTACAAAACGTTTTTCTAGTTTCTTGACAATAATTTTATATGAAATAATTGCCACTGTCAACTCATAGATGGTATTCCAAAAGAAGTCAACAATTACGTGATTTATGTCGGTCACCATTTTTAGGACCAACGACCAGTCAATCACTGTATCACTCTACATCTTTCGCAAGTGGGTCGTACAGTTTATGAATTCTTTCAATGACATGCTTAATGTAGTATGCATAATATGGGTCTTCTGCAGATGCAAGGTAATGCTCTTTCTCCAGGTCTTCAAGCAACTCTTCGTATGCCTGCATTTTTCCCTCATTGATAAGAACCTGAATAACAACCTGCTGTTCTGGTGTCATGTCTTCAATAGTAATCTTTGGCATTCTACTCACCTACCACTGCAAAAATATCACGGTATGGAAGGATGACAAGACTTTCACCATTGTGCTCAATCTCTGTACCGCTGTATTTAGAATAGATAACCTTGTCACCAACCACTAGATCCATAGTCATCTTAGTACCGTCAGCAAAAGTTGCACCATTGCCTACAGCAACAACAATGCCTTCAGTTGGCTTTTCTTTTTCTAGTGTTGAGATAATAAGTCCAGATGCAGAAGTCTTCTCTGTCTCTACAATTGGCTTAATTACAATCTTATCTTCTAGTGGTTTAATCATTTTAGTATTCATCCTTCTGGTGCTTTACACCGTGCTTGTCATCGATGTACTTGTGGATCTTGCGTAGTGCTACCGCCTTTGATACGGCAAAGCCTACCAAGAGAAACACGGCATTCCAGAAAAACTCTGCAGCCATATGCTCTAGTCCAAATGTAACTTCAATGATTGTGTCTAATAGGGATTCTCCCTCGTGTTCGTGCATTACTGCTTTCCTTTACGTAGAATTTCTATTGCTCTATTGAGACCTGTTATGCTATCAATTATACCCAAGTCCGACTCTTTAGTCAATAGTTTTATGAACACTTTTCTGGTTTCATTTACCGCTTTTTTACGACCAGTGTCAAAGCCATCATTCCAGGCTTCAGTCTTGATCTTTTCTAGTCTTGCTTTTGATATAAACATGTCTCTCCTTTTGACGCTCCCCCCAAAGGATTCGAACCTCTATAGCCAGGACCAAAACCTGGAGTCTTGCCAGTTAGACGAAGGGGGAATATTTTGCAGTCCCAAGGGGAATCGAACCCCTCCTATCGCCGTGAAAGGGCGACGTTCTAACCGATAAACTATGGGACCTTGTATATATATTGTATCAGGGGCAAGCCCTGGAGTCAAGTTATTCTGCTGAATAATTAGGGAAAACTTTGGGAGTGTTCTCACACATGTCTTCAACCAAGTCTGCAAATGAGCGTTTACGAACCCATCCCAAAGCCCTCTCAGCCTTGCGAGGATCGCCTAGGAGGGTCTCAACTTCTGCAGGTCTAAAGAACTTAGGGTTAATCTTTACGATAGTCTTGCCAGTGTTCTTATCAATACCAATTTCATCTACCCCACTACCCTGCCACTCAATGTCAAAGCCAAAATACTTAGATGCAATGTTTACGAAGTCACGGACTGAGTGCTGTTCGCCTGTTGCAATTACATAGTCATCTGGTTCGTCAGCCTGTAGCATTAGCCACATGGCATATACGTAGTCTTTGGCGTGTCCCCAGTCACGAAGTGCGTCTAGATTACCAAGTTCTAGAGTATCAATCTTGCCATCTTTAATAGCATTAAGAGACAAAACAATCTTGCTTGTCACAAAGTTTGCTCCACGTCTAGGTGACTCGTGATTAAATAGAATTCCACTGGTAGCAAACATACCATAAGATTCACGATAGTTCTTTGTAATCCAGTGACCATATAGTTTTGCCACACCATATGGCGATCTTGGATAGAATGGAGTGGTTTCCTTTTGTGGAACTTCCTGTACCTTGCCAAACATCTCAGATGTAGATGCTTGATAAAACTTAGTCTTATTGGTTAGTCCAGCATTTCTAATGCCTTCCAGGATTCTCAATACTCCAACACCATCTGCCTCTGCAGTAAACTCTGGCGTGTCAAAGGATATCTGAACGTGGCTTTGTGCACCAAGATTGTAAATCTCGTCTGGCTCCACAAGTTTAATAAGATTATTAATAGATACCGAGTCAGTCAGATCTCCTTGGTGAAGGAATAGGTTATCGTTGTCTAGGATGTTTTTAATTCTAACAAGATTGTCTGTGGATGATCTTCTTACAATACCGTGGACCTGGTAGCCAATGTTAAGTAAAAGTTCTGCAAGATAAGATCCGTCCTGACCTGTAATGCCAGTAATAATTGCCTTCTTCACTATTAGTCTTTCCAGATAGTAGTGATAGCGGTTGGCTTTGTATAGTC